TATAAAATGCTTCATCCGTTCCAAACACATGTATAGTTTCTGCTAAATGTTTTTTAAAGTCATCTTCAAAATACATACTAACAACTTCTTCAGATACTTTAGTTCCTACTTCCCAATCATACTCAGGGTCTTCTGGTTGACATAAATGTCCTATACCAAGAGTTTTATAGCCTAAACTATCTTTATATATTTCTAACACTTTACCTTCGTGTCTAGTTATTTCTTCTTTACATAGTTCTATGTTCATGTATTATCTTCCTCTATATATGGCATACCTGTTAATGGGTTTATTCTTTTAGCAGGATTATCTTTAGTATTAGGTATGTCCTCTTCTGTTTCTATTAAGCCACCTTCAATCTTACCTAATCGTTTTTTTGCTTCATCTACATTTGGTGGGTCTCTTAAAAATTCTATGTTAGACCTAGATACAGTACGAGTATCAAAATCTTCTATATCTATTTCATCTGTAAAAGAAATATTAATCATTGGTAAGCCACTATATGCTCTATCTAATTGTCCAACATGATACTGTAATTGATTTACACCCATAGAACCTTGAACACTTTCTTTTTGAAAATTATCATAAAAATTTTTTTCGGGTAATAAAGGCTTATATCTATTTACATTTAAAGCATTAATAGTTTCTCTTCCAATGTTTAAATCTTCTAATATAAGTTGAGCAGTTCTTGCATCTACATCTAAATAACGAGCAGCATCTACAGCTAACTTTAATTCTTTGTAAGCATAATAATGCCTTGCATTTGCATCCATTATAGCTTGTAAGCTATCATCTCCTGTTTTAAGTCTACCTGTTCCTCTATTTAATATTTTTCTAGCATCATCAAGGTCTCTTTTATATTGTTTAACTTTTTTTTCTAACATTTTTTCAGGTTCTACTTTTTCAAATCTAAATCCTGTTAAGTTTGCAATTACTTGACCAGTTCTAGAATATTCTTTATCTCCTACACTACCTGCTGTTACAACTTCTAAAAACTTAGCAAACTTTCCATCTGCTAATTCTTCATACTGGTCTCCCATAAAAGCTTTAGTAGTCTTTGGAACTTGTTGTAAAGCTCCGGGTGCTAATGCTTTATAAAATTCATAAACTCCTACAGCAGCTATATCTCCAATACTATCGGCTGTATCATATCCTTTTATAGGGTAACCTTCTTCAGTCCGTCCTCTTCGTAAATTTTGTATAGCTTTGGTAATCATAGCTTCGCCTATGAAAGGTTTTAAAAATTCTCTCTGTACTTCATCTGCAGTATCCATTAAAACTTTATCTAAATTTTCTTTTGTTTTTTCTCCATGAGCAAAATTTACTATAGCTGTATGCAGGGGTCTTTTTATTGTATCATATGGGTCTATAAAACTAAAATCATTTTGATACAAGTTTCCATTTTTGTCTCTATAATAAATAAATTTAGAATTTTTAGAATAATCATAAGGATTTAAATGTCTTAATCTTTCTTCTTCTTCGTCTGTAACTCCATGAAATTGTTTAGTAAGCCTATTTAAACCTTCATTACTAAACAATCCAACACCTAAAAATCCTCCTAATCTTTTAATACCTCTAGCTTTTATAGTTCTATTGCCAGATAAAAACACTTCGCTTAAACCTTGCTTAACAATATTCATACTTGTTCTAACTATTTCAGCAGGAAATGAAAAGTAATTACCAAACGGAAGTTTTCTTAATTGTTTGATTCCTGTCGGAACTAAAGAATAAGTAGGTATAGTATCTCTAACTATACTGGCTGCTTTTGTTTCTAATTCTTTTATATAATTTGGATTTACTTTTATATAATCATTAAAAGACAAAGTTTCTTCTCCCATTTTAAAGTTACTTCTTTTTGCACTTTTTAATAGAGTATCAAGTTCTTGTTCAAAATTTATAATTTTAAAATAATCATCTTCAGCTACATATAAGTCTTGAATATTCTGTCCATATTTTTTAGCTGTTGCTTTAGCACTACCAAATGTAGTAGTAGTGTTATTTAACCATTTAGTAATACTACTATCAGCACTATCTTTAAATGTTTGTTCAATATCTCCATACCTTGCAGAAGTATTTACTAAATCTAAATCAATTAACTTATTATAATACTCAACTGCTTCTTCTTTTTTTACATTAGCAAATCTTTTATTATATATAGCTGATGCAGCATCCTTACCTTTTGTTGAAAAAGGATTTTGACCATTAGCTAAAGTAAAAAAAGCACCACCTAAAGTATTTCTTAAATGAGTAATGTGATTAAATACAGTTTTTGAAGCTTGTCCATAACCTTTAAGAGCTAAAAAATTTTTATACCAATTCATTTGGTCTAAAGAACCTATAAGACCTTGTCTTTCTCCAAACATAGCAGCCATTTCTGATGTCATATACTTACCATTTAAAGCTCCATATTGTTTACCTTTTAACTGAGTCATATATCTAATACCAGTTTCAGGGTCTATAAATCCATCATTAAAAACATGACCTCTAATTCTAGTAGGCTGGTCAACTCTAGTAATTTGTTTTCTTTGACTACCACCTAATACTTTTAAAAAATCTTTACTAAATTTATAATCTTCTACAAAGTTATTAATTTGTATTGTACTTTTTAAAAAATTTACTGACGGAGATTTTACCTCTCCTAATAAATCTCTTAAAGGTTCATCAATATCTCCCCGTCTACTAAGCATACTTCTACCAGAACCAAAAAAGTTATCCATTCTAGCAAAATAGTTGTCTGTACTTGTACCTGCTGCTTTGGTTAATATCTTATCTATTTCTTTTAAAGCTTCATTGTTTAAAGAGACATTATCATAACGCTTGTATTTTTTTTGGTCTTTTAAAATATTTTTTATAGACTCCATAGAAGGACCAAACACTTTAGTGTTTTCCATTTTATCTAATGCTTCTTGGTCTCCTGCTCTGTATGCTTTTTTAAATTCTTGAAAACTTTTATATTTTTGTGTAGCTTTACCACTACTTTCAAATATGTCATAACTTCTATGTAACCAAGTTCCCATATTATTTCTAATAGTTTTTTTAAGTTCTTTAGATATAACACTATTAGGAAGTTCTAGTAATTGTTCAGAAAAATCATCAAGAGTATTTCTCATGTCTGTTACATCTTGTCTTAAAGCTTTTGGTAATGTTTTAATTTTATCTGTGTCTTGTAAAGCCTCATTTACTCTTTTTTTTAACTTATCTATATCTTTGTATTTTTTATATTTAGTTGATACTTGTTCTATTTGTTTTTCTAAGTTACCTCCCAAATCTTCAGCTCTTGCAACCCAACCATTTTTAGCAGCTTGACCTTGATTAAATAATTCAAAAGTTTTAGGAGTAAAGTAACCTCTAGGTCTAAAAATTTCTTGTAACCCTATTCCGGGAGCTAGTCTACTTAAAAAATTTCTAGACTCTATATCTTTTCCTAAACCTAATTTACTTATAGTTCTTTTAAATTTGTTTGGTGAGAATTGCCAAAGCTTAGAAACATCTTCTAATTCGTTTGGCTTTTGTTTAATAATTGGAGGAGTTTTATCAGCAGATAAAGCATTAGAAGCATCTTTCATAATACTTTTAAAACCTTCTAAGTCTAACGAACCCTTTTCATGTTTAACTTTAATATCTTGTAAAGCTTTCATAAGAGCTTCTTTATTTTTAAAAGTATTTTTTAAAGCTTGACTACCAAAGTATGTAGCAGGTAAAGTTGCTAACCCTCCTGCAAATATAAGACCTTCTACAAATAAACCTGCTCTATTTTCTAGCTCTGATTTATTATCATCAGCCTCTAAATATTCTATAATGCTATTTAAAGATTCTTGGTCTTCTCCTACAAACTCTCCTAGTATATTAGCTAATCTAGCTTCATAAGGATTTACAGAAAACTGAACTCCTATTTCGCCACCTATTGTAGCTTTACCAAATTTTGTAGCAGCTCTTGTAGCTTTTGTAGCATTAAGACTATCAACAACTTTTTTACCAGAATTAGTAGTAGCAGTTAGTTTTCCTATTTTATCAACACCTTTTGTACCAGCAAAAACACTACCTAGTATAGCTGTCATATCTCTTACAAGTTCACCTCCAGCATACTCAGGTTCTTTTATCTTAACTACTTTTCTTCCACCTCTATTTACAGTTTCAACAGACTCTTCTCCAACTAAACCTTCTAAACCAGCTTTAATAAATTGTTCTTGTTTTTCTAACAATTCATCATCAACATCATATATACCAGTTTTGTCAGCTAGTAAATTAGCTAAAGATAAAGTTTCTCTTCCTACATCTGAAGCAGCTCCAACTACGGTTCTTTGAGTTGACTCTAATTTTTCAGCAGCACCTAAAGCAACTCTACCACCTAAAGAACTTTCTAGTTCTTGTTTAGTTGCATCGTTTATATCTTTATTTAAAACATCTACTGAACTAAGAACTTGTAATAAAGGATTAGTATTTTTTAAAGATTCTATTCCTAATTTAAATCTTTCTAAAGTTTTTTTTCTTCTTTCTTCAGCAATTAAATCTTCATCTTTTCTAAAAAATATCATAGTAAATTAAGGTGTTTGTTGTCTCATTATTATTTCCATTTGTTCTGCAACACTATCTATAGAAACTCCTATTGTTTCAGCTATTTCTCTATATCTATCTTCAACCATTTTTCTATGGTTTATCATAATTTGAGCATATTGTTCATTTGATTCGTCTCCTTGTACTGGAGGTTTAATAACAGGTATTAAGTCTTTACCTACTGCACCTAAAAATACTTCTAAAATTTCAGATTTTTGTATTAAACCATTTAAATATTTATTAGGTTGTTTTTTATTATTTTGTATTCCTGATTCTATAAACTTTGCAAATTCTTGCATTGGATTAGATGAAACAGCTTTTTTAAATTTAACTTGATATTCAGCCCAAGCTTCTTTACCTACTGGATTTAATTGAGAATTAAAAGCAGTCATTAAAGGAGCATTAAAAGTTACTAATAGTTGTTTACCAGTTGTTATAGCTGTTCCTTCACCTTTTCTTATATTTATAGAATTATCTACATTAGTTGTAGTGATATGAGGCACAGAAATAGCTTGTTTTATTTCAAGATTATTTGTAGGGTCAACTGTAGTTTGTTCTTCAATTTTATATTCTACTTTTATATCTTTAATAATTTTATTATACTTTTTATCTAGTACTCCATTTGCAGTTAGTCTTAAGTCTTCTTCAAAAGCTTTAACCATATTTGCACCAGCTCCGTCAAACTCTTTATTATAAGCTTCAAAGCTTCCTTGAAACTGTTGAAAGTTGCTAAACAAAGGACTGTTTAAATTTTCTTGAGCTGTTTTATTTACTTTGTCTCTTAATGTTTCTTTAGTTTCACCTTTAAAATATCTTTTAATAGGTCTACTTAAAAATCCTACTATATTGCTAGGCATTTCTTGATTAGCATATCTTTCTAAATAAGTCTCTATATCTTTTGTATCACTAGGTACACTTTTAGCTTGAACAACTAAATTATTAAATTGTTCTACTCTTTCGTTAAGCATGTCTTCATAACTAGCATATTCTTTGTTACCTATTTTAAAGTTTGTCATATTTTTAAGAGTAGCAATAGGAACATCAAAAGCTTGTCTAGTTACAACATTACCACTTTTATCTACAGTTTGAACTGACATACCTTCTACATTTTTTTCAACAGATGTTTGCCATTGATTAGCTACTTTATTCCAATTGTAATAAAT